ACCAAAGCCAAGTTCCATAATATCCCCGAGGACATCATCGAGGGATATATTCAACTCAAAACAAATGCGCACATATTTCTGGGAACTGTGGCCATTATGCGACTCAGTGGGGAGGGCCCCACATTCGATGCAAACACGGAGTGCGCCATCGCATACCACCACACCAAGTACCACGTCTCCCCGAATACATCCCAGCTATATGCGGGAGACGACATGGCCCAAGATGACAGGCCCATTCCCAAAGATTCTTTCCGGCTGATTGAACACCGCCTCACACTCACGTCCAAAGAAGTGTGTCACACCCAGAAGCCGGGAGATTTCGCCACTTTCTGTGGGTGGACCCTCACACCAAAAGGTATCATCAAGGACCCCAAGAAACTGTATGCTGGCCTTTGTCTGGCTAAGGGCACTGACCGGGTACCGGCCGTGCGAGTAGCCTACGCTCACGATCTGCGCCACGCATATAAACTTGGGGACGAACTGCACGAGGTCCTCACAGAAGAGCAGGCCAGCTTTCACCAGGCTACAGTCCGTGATCTGCATCTCATGGGCTGTAATGAGATTATACAAAACCTCTAGATCAGGGGTTAGGTTACCTCAGGCTTCGATGGAATTCTACCTAGGTGACCTACACAAGCTGTACGAAAGAACTCCATTACCAATCCAAGAGCCCATTGTCATCCACACCGTTGCCGGTGCCGGCAAGACAACTCTCGTCCGCTCTTGGCTCCGCCGAGCCCCACACTTGAAAGCCATCACTGGCGGTCGGTTAGACCCACCTAATCTTGAAGGCGTGGGTATCCTCAAACCTCACGGCCGTGCCGACATAGTCGACGAGTACCCCGCTGTAGCAGACATCACAGGTGCCAAAGTTCTCCTCGCCGATCCGCTTCAGCACCGTGGCATCACCTTTCCTGCCCATTTCATAGGCCGCCGCACTCACAGATTCGGCAAGTCCACTTGCGAGCTCCTTAAGTCATGGAATATCAACTGCTTCGCTGATAAGGAGGACAAGGTTTTGAGGTCGGGCCTCTACGAATCGGACCTCGTTGGACCGTCATCGCGGTTGACGACGACGCTGCTGAGCTTTTGGAGGCACACTCCGCGCAGTTCATCACGCCCTGCCAGGCCCTAGGCTTGACTTGTGAGATCGTGACTGCAGTCTCCACGGTACCCCTTGAAGAGGCAGACCCTGTCAACCGCTACATCGCTTGCAGCCGACACTCACAACAACTCCTCATCCTCGAGGGATGAGGCTGCAGGCCCCTCCGGACTTTACGAAACCTCTTGTTGCTGTCGCCATCGGGGTGTCTATCGCCGTCACCATACACTTTATTACCAGGTCTAACTTACCCCACGTGGGTGACAATCTTCATCACCTTCCCCACGGCGGACGTTACTCTGACGGCACCAAGCGTATCATCTACAACAGTCCTGGCGGCCCATCAGCCTACCACAGTTTCTGGCCTTTCCTCACAGTCATCCTCATTACTGGAGCTCTCCTGCTACGCGGCCCTAGGCCTCGCCACCCTTGTGCTTGTCCTCTCTGCTCTGCAACCCAGTGAGCCATGCTCCATTGTGATCACTGGTCATAATATCATAGTCAGAGCCTGTGATAATAGCCCTGCAGCTCACGCCTTACTACAGGGGTTAAGTTCCCATTTCTTTCGAAATCATGTCGGAAGACTTGAAGAAAAGCGAGGACAGCCAAGTTATTGATGACGAGCTTGGCCCGCCCAGCAAGGAATTCATGAAAGACTTCAAGTACGAGGCCACCTCTGACGCCGTGGCCTCACGTGACCAAGTCAAGGCGGTCAAGGCAAAATGGGTGGCTCTGGGCCTACCCGAGAATAACTTCTTTGCTGCCGCCCTACAGCTGGCACTCGCGTGTTCTGACTCCCATGCATCCTCTCTGACTGCACTCCATGGGCCAGTCGCTGCACACACCGCCTTGGCCCTGAGAGATCTGGCTTCCGCCCTCAAAGCACACTGCACACTCCGCCAGTTCTGCCGGTTCTATGCAAAGTTCGTCTGGAACTACCGCATAAAGAACGACGCCCCACCGGGCGCATGGGCGGCCATGGGCTTCACTCACGACACGCGTTTCGCCGCCTTCGACTTCTTCGACGGCGTCACCAACCCCGCAGCCCTCCAACCTCCAGAAGGCCTGGTACGACCCCCGACAGAGCGAGAACTGGCAGCCCACCACACAGGAAAATTTGTAGCCACCACACGCGCCACTCATTCAGGACATCTCAGTCTTGCCGCAGAAGTCACTCGCGGCAGACTCCCACCTGCGGACGTACAGGCCCGTCTTCTCGGGCCATGATAGGCCCCCGCGCGAGAAGGAAAACTCGTCCAGATTCCAGTCTGGTTCAAACCCCCCCCGAGCACATCGAAACCTAACAAGATGCGGA